TTATTATTAGTATTGACAGTCTCGGTAACCTTGCCTCGCAGAAGGAGCTGGATGACGTAGCAAAAGATAAATCTGCATCTGATATGGGTCTTCGTGCAAAGTCTCTAAAGAGTATGTTCCGTACGTTAACGTTTAAAGCGGCTAAGGCCGGTGTTACGATTTTGTTTACCAATCATACATACGAGGATCCCGCTTCAATGTTCCCTAGTCTTGTAAAGAATCAAGCTGGGGGTTCAGGACCTGTATATATGGCCAGTATTCTTGTACAGCTTGCAAAACGTCACGAGAAGGAAGGTGAAGGTGATTCAATGGATTCTGATGATAAGAAGCTTTCAGAAGCAAATAAATATTCCGGTACAACTCTTAGAGCATTAACTGTTAAGAATCGCTTTCTTCCTCCGTTTCTAGAGACAGAAATGTACCTCTCCTTTAAGACTGGTCTCAACAAGTATAGCGGATTGCTTGGTATGGCAGCTGCAAGAGGTATTGTTGAGCAAAGCGGAGCAACATATACTGTTGGTATAACATGCGGTAAGTATAAAAAGGGTGATAAACTGGGCTATGCAAAGACTTTTGCTAAAGACCCTGCTTTCTACGAGGAATTTATTATTCCAGAACTCGACAAGCGCTTAGCTAACGAATACAAATACAACGCAAATGAAGCGCAAAGCGAAGAAGACCCCATCGCTTAAAGCAGTAGTTCCTATTTCTGGTGGAATGGACAGCTCTGTACTGTTACATTTAGCTGCCAGTAAGTATGATAAAATAATTGCAGTTAATTATGACTACGGGCAGAAGCACCGTGATAAAGAAATAAACTGCGCGTCATTTCAGATTGAATCGATTGATATGCCGGTCGATAGTCAACACATAAAATTACCGTTTTTTAAAGATATCTGTCAAGTATCTTCACTTCTTAACAACAAGGTCGCAGTAGCTAAGGCTAAAGATGTAATGGGTGATCCGCAGACAGTGAACTATGTTCCATATAGAAACCTAATGCTTCTTAGTATTTCACTTGCAATAGCAGAGAACTACGGGGCTAGCACTGTTTTTCATGGAGCCGCACAAGCCGATAGCGTTGCAGGGTTTTGGGATGGAAGCGAAGAATTCTTAGAGCAAATTAATAATGTATCAGCTTTGAATCGTAGAAACAAAATTACAGTTGAGGCGCCATTAATTGATAAATCAAAGGAAGAAATAATTAAACTCGGTATTAAACTTAATGTAGATTTTAGTCAAACCTGGACTTGCTATGAGGGAGAAGAACAGGCTTGTGGTGAATGTACTGCGTGCTCTTTGCGCATTAAAGGCTTCATAGATTCAGGGTATATAGACCCGATTTCATATAAAATTACGATACCTTGGAAGAAGTATAACTGTAAGCCTATTGATCACCGTAACTAAAGCTACCAGGGTCACGACCAACTCTTCCGGGTAATGCACCCATATTTCTTAATTCGCTTGTTACATCATCATCTTCTGGGATATCATCAACAGTTGGTGATTCTCCCGTACCTTCACCTTCCTTTGTTTCACTTGCGGGGGTGTAGCTATTTTTGAATTTAAGCGAATCAATAAAGTCTCTAATTAATTCTTTATCTTTCGCCTTAGCATCATCATATGCACGTCTTGTCGCTTCAATTACCTCGTTTTCAAGTTCTGGTGATTCATATACATCACCTTTTTCAATTTTTATTTCGTCAGGTAGCTCTACGAAAATTGGCATGAACTCTTTAATAAACTTAGTTAATGGATTTTTTAAATATGTGTTAGATTTAGCAGTAACATCTAGAGGTGAACCATCTGGTGACTCTGCACCGGTAACAGCTTGATCTTTCATTCCTGAAACAACAGCTTGCTTAACTTTAACTGGTGTTGTGTTGACACCACCTTCTGCATCTACTCTTACAACATTAAGAAGATTATCAATAACACGAGCGGTATATTTAGCCTCTGTACCACCGAGCTTTAATTCTGACTTAATTAAATTTTCTAAATCTGTACGAAATTTCATTTTGCTGCCTGGGTAGAAAAGCTGATACTCAGTACCATCAACTATATGGGAGCTTGGCTTAAAAAGCTTTGTTTTTATAGCAGCTAACAAGTTATTAGCCACATCTGCTTTTGTTTTACCCTCTCTTGCTGCAGCTTTGCCGACGCCATAACCACCACCAGGTGCTTTTTCAATATCCCCGGTATAGGTCATATCTCCCATGCCGTAAATAGGGGCTTCCGAAAGTACATTCTTTTTCTTTAGATACGCTTCAAATATAAGACTACAGTCATTATTCATCTTGAATTATTTATTCTTATACATATAATAATTAGGAGGTATAAGACATATTTGCGGCATATTTGGCTCTAAAGACTTTACACGGTATATAAAGCTTTACGATAGTAATAAGAAGAGAGGTACATTCTCTTATGGTGGGCTATTGATCGACACAAAGATTCATGCTCTATTAAAAAGCCCGGGAACAACTATGTTGACAAAGAAAATGACAATTGAATATGGCAAAAAGAAGAAAAGCATTACCGACTTTAGTTTTTTCCTCGGTCACACACAAGCTCCTACATCAGCAAAAAGAGATTTTTCACCTAAAACATCACACCCTTTCCAGTATAAGAACTGGATTATTGCACATAACGGTGTCCTGACGAATGATAAAATTATAAGAAAAACTATCGTTGATAAGAGATCTTTTAATGTTGTGGATTCGTCAGTTATTGCACCCCTTATTCATCAAATGCAAACTGAAAGTAAAGATGAGGTTACTGCGATCGCCCGAGCGCTCTCCTGCTTACAAGGTACATTCGGCTTATGGATGTATAATCAAAAAACCGGTCACATATACATTGCACGCTCTGGAAGCACTGTATATGCTGACTTTTTAAATAATGAGTTTTCGTCATTATCTGAAAAAGGGTTTGTTGCTCTTGAGGAAGGATTAATTTACCTATTAACACCTGAGGGCATTACTTCAGTTGGTCGCTTTAAACCGAACTCTCCTTTTTTTACACCATGAAAATTGCTTTTTACTTTTGTACTAGCCACGAGCAGCCTAATAACACATTAACATTTAAATCGCTTAATAAAATTAAAAGCGAAACTAATAGCTTCGATATTTTATATACTTCTAGTAACAAAACAGGATTAAGCAGAATGTATAATACTATTTTAAAAAGCTATAAAACAAAATATGACTGTATTGTTTTTATTCATGACGATGTTTATGTTGATGATTATAATGTTTGCAATAAACTAGCTAAAGCTCATACCCTTTATGATATTGTAGGGCTAGCAGGGGGTATTAATCCAAAAATAAATAAACCAGCTTTATGGCATCTTATGTGTGGTGGGTTTAATAGCGGTAATTTAAGAGGTTGTGTAGCTCATTTTATCGACGATACGCAATTTCACATGACAAGCTTTGGCCCTACTCCTGCCCGGGCTACGATTCTCGATGGATTATTTTTAAGTGTTTTAACTAAACCTATTATTGAGTCTGGATGGCGATTCAATGAAAATTATTCATTTCACCACTATGACATTGCTAGCTGTATCGATGCTAATAGAAAACATTTAAAACTCGGAGTTTACCCTATTTGGACTATTCACAAATCTCCCGGCTTACTCAATCCTAACAGCCAAGCATTTTTAGACAATCAAGAAAAGTTTATTGAAGAATATAGTTCTAATTGATAATTTTTAAAAAGCACTTATAATAAGCTTTGTATGGCTAAGCTCGATTTAGATTATTTTGAAACAATTATAGCTTACAAATCATTAACCGATGAAATGTATCTCGGTTCCATAGTTGATCACATCAAGCCTTTATTTTTTAAAAATAAAGATATTAAAGTTATTTTTAATATTATCCGTGATTTTTATGAAAAGAGAGGTACTAAGCCTTCTATTACTGAAATTAAAACACATCTTATAACAGATGAATTAAAAGCTTCCCTTAAAAATGTTGTTGCTCTTTTTGCAAACGTAGAAAAGAATTTTAATAATGATGAGCTTATGGCTAACACCGAACAGTTTTTAAAAGAAAAAGGCGTTTATCATACTATGATGGATGTTGTTGAAGATATTAACAAGAGTGAAGTCGATACATCTAGAATTCTAGATAAGTTTGAAAAAGCTTGTAGCGTTAGCTTAGTTACTGATGCGGGGTTAGATTTATTCGACGATATCGACAAGGTTATTGCTGATCTCAATTCTAATGAAAAATATATACCTTCCGGGTGGAAATGGCTTGATGAAAAGATCGGCGGAGGCTTTTTAGAAGACGGAAGAGCCTTATATCTTTTTGCAGGTGAAACTAATATTGGTAAGAGTATATTCTTAGGCAATATTGCTACTAACATTGCTAAACAGGGCAAGACCGTTTTGTTAGTTTCGCTTGAAATGCCTGAACTTATCTATGCAAAACGACTTGCGTCAAGCGTATCTAAAATACCGCTATCACAATTAAAAATAGAATCTGATACTTTAAAGAATCAGATTACGGAATATTGTGTAGAGAACCCTACTTCTAAGATTATTATTAAAGAATTTCCACCTGCTACAATTACTGCAAACCATTTAAAGGCTTACGTTAAAAAACTCATTCAAAAAGGTATTAAGATAGATGCTATTGTTCTCGATTATGTTAATTTGCTCAATTCTACCATGGGTGATAGTAGTTATGAAAGAATTAAAATCTGTACCGAACAGCTTCGAGCGCTTACATATGCATTTAGCTGCCCTATTATTTCTGCTACACAGCTTAACCGCGATGGCTATGAAATAACTGACCCCGGTCTCAAGACAATCTCTGAAAGTATTGGACTTGCTATGACTGGTGACGTTATTTTAAGTATATGGCAAGAAGATACTGACAAAGAACTAGGCGTAATTAAGATGGGATTTATGAAAAATAGATTCGGGCCTAATTTCGGTCATTGCTCAATGAGAATTGACTATTCTACTCTATCGATTACAGAGGATGAGCATATTAACGATACGGAGGGAAGCACGTCAACAATTAATACACTTTCTAAGTTATCCTTGTAAGTGATGGATTTATCATTATCGGTCAATAATTAGATTTGACCGTGAAACTATGCGATCCATCAGAACAATTAA